AACTGTTGTTGGGAAAATGCCGTTGAACTTGTACGAGCGGATAGGTACACCAGTCTTTGAGAACTGAGTTACTTCAGCCGTCGACTTATATAGAAGAGGAGCAGCAGAACCGAAAGAACGTAGGTTCGTCTGCAACGAGTTGATCTTGTTGGACCACTCTTCCATTGCGTTGCGGATCAAAAAGTCTTCGTCGTTGATCACTGTCACAGACCAGTCGCCGAATGTACGATCGCCAGCCAACTTGACCTTACGGCCAAAATATGGAACTTCGATAACACCAAGCGACGACTCGGGAATTTGTGACGAACGAACAAGGAACGGGACTTTAATGTCAGCAATACCGTTTGCTGGATTAGTAAAAGTCACCTGGAACAGTGACGCACGCGCACCGCCCAGGGTTAGTTGACTTCTAATCTCGTTTACATTAAATGCCATGTTTGTTCTCCTTTGTTGTTATTTATTAGTTAGAACTGACCGACTACTTCGGAGAACTCGACGCCAGTTCTTACAGCAACAAAGTTCAACTGAATGAAGTTGATACTCTTGGCAGGTTTAATGTAGATATCGCCAACGAATTCATTGCGATCAATTACCTCGCCTGTGTTGTTTGTCTCGTCGCACACAACCTTAAAGTCGTAAATACCGCGACGACCTTGTACATCACGTAGGAACGGCTCAACCAGGTTACGGAACTGAGCGCGAGTGAAATCATCATTGAACTCGAACAATGTGAACTTCGTAGCTGTTGCAATTGCTTTTTCAAGCACGATGAACAGACGACGCACGTTGATGCGATCGAATGCACTTGGCTTAGCCAGTAGTGTCTTGTCGCCATACAATACTGTACCTTGACCAGGGAAGGTCACGACTGGGTTTACACCAGCTTTGTATAGCACATCGCGGTCAGCTTGGCGCGGATTGAAGGCCAGCTTGACAATGTTCTTAATTTGACCCCGATTGAAGCCAGCAGGCGACCACCACGCATCGCGCACGTTATCCGTACGAACACACAGACCGGCTGTATCACCATTCAGAGGAATCCAGCGATAGATGTCGTTGTACTTGTCGTACTGATACTTGTAGCCGGAATCTAGTACGCCATAAGATGTGCTGCGCAGGCTGTTGCGGAACGTGACAATATCAGTTGCCTCGCTGCCACTATTGCTTACAACATCGGCCTTTTGTGGCGAAACGAACACCACACAGTCTTTACGTGTCTCAGCAATGTTGTCAACTAGGTAGTTAGCAAGTTGCTCGCCATTCGTACCACCGCGCGACACACCTGTCAGCAGCAGAGACACATCAACATCTTCTGCAGACTTAAACAGATCGTATCCAGTAATTACTTCAGCAAGAGCTGCGTTATTCTCATCCAGCCCGTCTAGACCACCTGCAAACGACAGCGTCAAAGGAGACGTTGTAGAAGCGGTTGCAATGTTTAGGCCGGTGTTGCTTGTTGCGCCTGAGCGGTCGCTTCCAAACCATGCATACGCAGAGTTCTGATTAATGACCGTCTTGTAATAGTTTGTTGCACCGTCAGAGGTCTTTGCATCGGTTGCGCGAGACAAGCCGCTGAATACTTCTAGAACAGTTCCCGGAATACCGGAGAACAATCCATCCTCATCTGCAATCACAACGTGCAGCTCATCGCTTGCAGCTGTGTTACCGAATTGAGCTTGCCATGTAGATTGACCTGGGGCACCATCAACATTATTGAAGTACTCCCACTTGCGTGTCAGTGTATTAGAGCTGTAGTTTGTCGATAGAGCAAATACATCTTGGCAGGTAATAGTAAACGATGCAATTGTGTTACTTGTTGTACCACCAGTTGAGTTTGCTTGTGTGATGCTCGACACCGACTTGATTCGCATGTACTGCGTACCAATTGTTGAGTTGCCAGCCTGAATGTAGTCACCGACAGTCAAACCATTCAGAATGGTGTTTGCATATGCGTTTGTCGTTGAGATAGTGCCTGTGCCTGTAATCACGTTAACAACAACGTTGCTTGAACCAACGGTGAATGTAACATTGCTTGATGTACTAACTTCACCAGCATTGCCGTTATTCGCAACATTGATTGCGTTGCTGTAAGCTGCTGAAGAGTCGCAGACAGAGACCTTTAGTGAGTTACCAATGGCGCCAGGATATTTGGCAATGTACTTACCATCAGTATCACTGAACGTCAGAGTGTTGTAGTGGTCTTCGTTCTTGACGTTGAACTCATTGGGATCAGTCAGTGAGGCTGTGTTAGCAACTGCACTGCGCACGACCACACTTGCATTTGACGAAGTAGTGTTCGCAGCACGGACAACGTACAATTTGTTACCATACGCTAGAAAGTTAGCGCCGGTGAAAAATGTTTCCGCATTATGATTGGTTGGTTTGCCGAAGCGTGCGGCAAGGTATGCTTCTGAATCAACGAGAACACGCTCTCCCACAGGGCCCCAGCGAAACACGCCAGCAATAGCACCTTCTGTTGTGGAAACGGCGGGGACAACTGTAGTTAGGTCAATTTCAGATACATTTACGCCAGGACTAACTTGAAATGGCATGTCTATCTCCCCTCTGAGGTTTTATTTTTTTGAAACAAGAGAATTCAATGTGTGGTATTTATAATTTTGGGGTTTCTAATGGAACCACGATCCCTCGCCGTATTTTTCAATTCTACCTCGGTCATAGTCATCATCGCCAACAAAAATCCACGCATCATCACCAGCTTTTGTGGCAATTGGCATGCTATCCGCTGCCTCTCCGCGCAGAATAATTCCCATTGGCATCATACTCTCTTCTAGGGAGTCTTCTGTTTCCTGCGATAACCTTGCTCGCAAATCTACACTTGTCAACTCTTTTACATAATCTTGGCTCATCGCCCAAGCAAAAAGAACACAGCACATTACTAGATCGTCGTGCCCTTCTTCTGCTTCATAACTTTCACCAATATTTACAAAACGGAATAACTCATATAATATTCGTTCATCATTTAAAAACAGCTTGTCCGTCTCAATCTGTGTCTTTAAATTCATGCAGCCAATACGCTTGACCTGCTTTGTCGTGCGAACACCAAGCCGTGCATGCTGGCCTCCAAACCCTGCTGATATCTGCTGTCCCGTTCGACCGTTGTTGAAGGAGCACAAGATGTTCTCATATTCAAAGTCGTGCTTGAGAATGTTCGCAACCTGTTCACCGATGTCGTTTGTCTCAACGAGAATATATGCATTGTTGTAATGCTTCGACACTTGAAACACGACGTTCGGATACAGCATTGCGGAAATCATATTGTTCTTATATGTTGCAGCAACTCTGTATGGAAGTTCAGAAACGTCATACACAACAAATGCAGAATAGTCACCTTGCACGCCCCGGCCCGTATCGACTACAGTCATATATTGCCTGCCTTCGACAGGCTGCATAAAAATATTTGTATCCGAGTTATGTGCCACAGGTTTGACTGATCGAAGCAGCCTTAGTTTTGTAGGACTAATTAGGGTGTGGGAAGAGCCTATAAACTCGCACTCGAATTCCACGCGGAATTGTTCTTCTGAGGTGTTACGAATTGTTTCTAGGCGCCACTTCTCATCTCGGCCGGGAACTTGACTCCAATGCACATCTATTCGTTTGTAATCATTCTTTCCTTCTTCGCTATCCGTCCATATCTTGTAAAACATGTTGAGACCATTTGGCGTCGAAGTAATCAACACCTTCGTAGTCTTACCAGACGAAATTGTAGGATAGACAGAAGCAAAGAAGTCTTCCTGCATATTATTATCAACGAACGCAAACTCATCAAGATACACTAGGTTGAACGATCCACCACGAATCGCACTTGATGAAGTTGCAGAGGCAAGAATCTTTGAGCCGTTCTCGAGTTCGATGTTACCCTTGTTCCATTCCACAATGCCCTGCTGAAGCCACTTGGGCAAGTGCTCATATGCTAGCTGGATACGTGAAAGGATCTCTCGAGCTTGCTGCAACTTGTGAGCAAGAATTGCTACGTTGTAGTTTTGGTGGAACAATACAAACCACAACATCACGCCGACCAATGTAGTTGTCTTTCCGCACTGACGAGGCATCTTGCAGATTACAAAACGCTCTTGTACAGATAAGTTGACGATATCTTGTTGATAGTCGTAGAGGCTGAAGTTGACTAAACCGTGATCGACGTTAACAATCTTGACGTACGTCTCAATGAAATATACAGGGTCTTGGGCACACTTGAGCCACTCAGAAACCTGCTGCTGTGTCCATT